GGGCAATTAGGCGCTATTGCTGAGAAAGGGTCAAAAGAAGCAAAAGTGTTGTTTGGCATTCAAAAAGGAATAGCCATAGCTACAACTATAATGAATGCTCACGTTGCTTCAGGCGCAATGTTACTTCCGCCTCCAATTGGCCTTGGCCCTTTGGCTGGAGCGGGTTTTTCACAGGCAATTTTGGCCATGGGTTACGCCTCTGCGGGAGTTATTGCAGGAACCGCTATTGCTGGTGGTCGAGCATTAGGTGGTCAGGTTAGAGGCGGTGAATCATATCTAGTTGGTGAGCGTGGCCCAGAGCTACTTACTATGGGTAGTTCAGGTCGTATTGCTACCAACGAGAACCTAAAGAAAGCTGTTGGATCAGAAAGTGGTCAAGCTCAAGCCAATGTTAGTGTAAACTTTAGCATACAGGCTAATGACACTGCTGGATTTGATAGGCTTCTAAACTCCCGCAGAGGTCAAATTGTATCTATGATTAACCAAGCGGTTAACAATCGCGGAAGAGCGTCTTTAACATGAGTGGAACATACCCAGCATCACCCTTATTTGCATCTGTTGGATTTAAGAGCCAGCATTACAATTTATCTAGCGAAAGCGTTTCAGGCCGCACTCAAGTAAGAAACATTGGCGGACAGCGGTTTGAGTTTTCTGCAAAATACTCTAAGCTTATTCGTGCTGAGTTTGCTCCAGTTATGGCTTTTGTTATGGCTCAGAGGGGTATGGCAGAGACATTCTCTATTGTATTGCCAGAAATAAGCGCAAAGACAGGCACTGCTTCAGGTACTGCAAGAGCTAATGGTGCTGCTGTGTTAGGAGCCACATCCGTAAATGTTGATGGGTTTACTGGCGTTCTAAAAGCGGGCGATATGGTTAAGTTCTCTAACCACACTAAAGTCTATATGATTACCGCAGATCGTTCAGGTGCTGGCGCTTTGGCAATTCAACCCGCATTACGAGTCGCTTTAACTAACGATCTAGTTATGACATACAACAATGTGCCATTTACTGTTCGTTTAAACAATGATGTTCAGGCTTATTCTTTAGCCTCCGCATCTTTGCTAGACTACGAAGTTGATTTCATAGAGGCAGTTTAATGACAAGATCAATAGACGCAGCAACCATTGCAGAACTTGCAAAAGATAACTTTAATCTTGCTACTTTGATTCAATTTAACTTGTCTACTACCTTGTATCTTACAGACTGGGATAGAAACTTATCTGCCTTGTCTCAGACATGGGCAAGCAGTTCGAATTTTTTGGGAGTTGGCGATGTTACAGAAACATCTGATTTAAGAGTAAACACACTTGACGTTACTTTATCTGGCGTTGAACAATCTTATGTCTCTATCTTTCTAGCACAGAATTACATTGACCGGCCTGTTAAAATATACAGGGCTGTTATTAGCGCATCTGATGCAGTAATAGGCAGTCCAATATTGTTATTTGAAGGATTAATAACTAGCTTTAATATTCAAGACAGTAAAGATACAAGTACCATTACAGTACAACTTGCTTCTCATTGGAAGGACTTTGAAAAAGAAGTTGGCCGAAAGACTAACAATAATTCGCAGTCTATTCATTTCCCTACTGATAAAGGGTTTGAGTTTGCGGCTAAAACAATTAAAGATTTAAAATGGGGTCGTAAATAATGACACTTTTTTGGGCAGCAGTGGCATTTGCAGGTGCCACAACCGTTTCATACGTCATGGCGCAAAAGGCGAAAAAAGCGGCGCAAAAAGCTGCTGATGATATGGCTGGCGTTCTTGTTAACAAAGAATCTAACATTGAGCCTATTCCTGTTATTTACGGCACTAGAAGGGTTGGTGGTGTTCGTGTATTTGTTTCGACAAGAGATGCTTCTGGGGGTGATCCAAATGAATTCTTATACATAGCTATGGTTTTATCCGAAGGCGAAGTTGACGCTATTACAGATATACACCTTGATGACAATCCAATATCTGACAGCAAATATAACGGTTTGTATACAATTAATGTTCATACTGGCGCTGACAATCAAGCTTACGATCCTCTTCTTACAGAAGCTAATGCTGGCTGGACTTCGGCACATAAATTAAGCGGAGTTGCCTATTTAGCCATTAAGCTAAAATGGGACGCTGATGTGTTTCAGGGTGTTCCAGATATTACCGCGCTTGTTCGTGGTAGAAAAGTCTACGATCCCAGAGAAGATAGCACTTCTGATGGGTATGTTACTGGCGGAGTGTCTACTCAAAGATTTGCTAACCCATCAACGTGGACATTTTCTACGAATCCATCGCTTTGCCTCCGCGATTATTTGACTAACGAAAGGTTTGGTAAAGGAATACCTGAGTTAGCTATTGATGATGCTAAGTTTGGATTAGCCGCTACAGATTGCGATCAAAGTGTTACTTTCTACCAAGGCGGGTCAACAGGCAAGATATTTGAGACTAATGCAGTATTGCAAACAGACGAAACATTATTTTCTAACATAGAAAAAATGCTTATGGGGTGTCGTGGGTTTCTTCCTTACACTCAAGGCAAATACAAATTGATCATTGATAAATCTAGATCAGTTAGCTACGCATTTGATCTTGATACAATTGCTGGCGGAATCTCTATTCAAGGTGAATCAAAAGAAAACAAGTTTAATAGGGTTATTGTTAAGTTTGCTAATCCTGCTGTAGATTATCAGCCTGATCAAGCTACATGGCCTGATGCTGGTTCTAGCGAAGAGACTACATTTCTCAGCGAAGATAATGGCACGTTGTTAGTTACAGATTTAGATATGCCAACAGTTACTAACTATTATGCTGCTAGAGATTTGGCAAGAGTCATTCTTAAACGATCCAGAAGCTCTTTGCGCTGTAGCTTTAAGACTACAAGTGAAGCTTTGCAATTGTCGGTTGGTGACGTAGTTACAGTTACGCACCCTACTCCATCTTTTGTGGCAAAGCCTTTTCAAATAGAAGAAATTACTCTTAACTATGATGGAACTTGTAATGTTTCCTTGCTGCAATACGATTCAACTATTTACACTTACGATCTAGCGGCTGAAGAAACAACCTATTTGCAACCAGTATTACCTGATCCATTAAGTGTTGTGCCGCCTACTAACCTTCAAGTAACTGCATCAACAAGCATCGCATTAGATGGGACTATTGTTCCTGCTATAACCGTCTCTTGGACTGCAAGCACTGATTCGTTTGTTGGCCAGTATGATGTTCAGTGGTCTACTGACGATACTAATTATGAGTCTGTAATTACAGATAACACAATTCACACAATAGCCCCAGCCATTGCTGGCGCAACTTATTACACTAGAGTAAGGTCAATTAACTCATTAGGCGTTAAGAGCGCGCCCGTTACAGATAGCGAAGCTTCAGAAGGTGATGCTACCCCCCCTGCCGTAGTTGGTAGCCCGTCAGCTACCGCAGGGCAAGGCTCGATAACTTTGGCTTGGACTAACCCATCAGATAAAGACTTTTCTAATGCGGAGATTTACAGAGCAAATACTACAGGCGGCACATACACAGCAGTAGCTAGTGTGGCTGGCGGTTATGGCTTGCCTTCATCATTTGTAAACGGCTCGCTTAATGATTCAGAAGATTACTTCTATAAGATTAAGTCAGTAGATTACAGCGGGAACAAATCAGTATTCAGTGCAATAGTTAGCGCCACTACTGATGCGCCAGCTTCACCGCCAAGGGCAGACAACGGGTATGTCTACTACACCCAATCTAGCTCTAATGCTCCAGCCAGTCCAAGCGCAACATCTTACAACTATGACACGGCTTCATTTGGTGGCCTAACAACTAACTGGCAGAAGAACCCGCCAACTATCAACGGCGCAAATGGAAAGTTTTGGGCAAGTAGTTTTACTATTACTGAAGCTAGTTTTGGTGGATCTCAGACTATTACCTTCTCTACTCCATTTGCTTCTACCCAGTTTGACGGCTTGGTAACTTTTACTAATTTAAACTCTGAATTGGGTAACGCCTCTAGCACTGAGATTACTACCATTAATGGCGGCTTGCTAAAGACTGGAACAATTGATGTGTCACAGGTTAATATTTCAGGTACGGCAAGCGCAGGAATTAGCATCAAGTCTGCTGCAAGTGGCTCTAGAATGGAAATAGAATCAGACGTTATAAAAATCTATGAAGGGTCTACACTTAGAGTTAAGTTAGGGAACTTATCCTAATGGCTTACGGCCTTAGAGTATGGGATAGCAGCGGTAATGTCAGA